ATTCGTACAAGTATGACAATTACAGTTAAGTTAGGCACAGATAGGCGACGATGGTTTGATGGAATCCAATTTACAATGGATAAGTCAGACATTCGCACATTAACGCTAGATTATTCAGGGGAGTTAGGTACTGATACCGTTTCAAGTGTAAGTACCTCTGATGAGAATCTAACAGCAGGTACGCCAGCTATATCTAGTAACGTTGTGACAATAAGTATAAGCGCAGTACAAGAGGGTTCGGTAGCCTATACAGACGTAACTATGACAACTACGGCAGGTGATGTAATTAGTACTAAAGTACGTATAAAAGGGGTTGATAGATAATGATATATCTTCTGTATGGTTTTTATGACGGGGTAATATACGAAGAGGATTTGTTGGGCGTGTTCTCTAGTGAAGAAAAGGGTTTAGAGGCATCAAAGATCCATAAGGCGGAGCGTGAAAATATAGAGTTTGGTTCGAAATACGACGGGTATAAAGTAAAGCAAGCACCTTTGGGTGAGTTGATAGGGGATAAGTAATGCCAGGCGGACACCCAACAACATATACAGAAAAACATAATGAGCAGGCAAAGGAATACATAGAGTATACGAGCGATGCCATTCCGTCTATTGCTGGTTTAGCACTCTTTTTGGGCGTGGATCGATCAACTGTGTACAAATGGCGTAATGAAAACCCAGAGTTCTCCCACACGTTAGCTTGTTTATTGCTCAAACAGGAGCAGACAGCGCTTAATAAAGGGTTAACCGGAGACTTTACACCAGCTATCACAAAGCTAGTTTTGGCTAATCACGGGTACTCTGATCGCATAGAGCAAAATACCACTGCAGTAGTTAAAGTAACTGGCGAAATGTCAGACGAAGAGCTTGAACGAATAGCCAATGGCAACTAAGCAGGAAGCAGCAAAGGAATTATTAGCACGTCGCAAGGGCAGAAAGGGTTTTGCTGACTTTTGCCGTTATACCACTCCAGAAGAGCCGCCAGCAGAACACCATGAGCTTATATGTGATATAGGCGATCGAATCATTAACGGTACGTGCAAGCGTGCTATGTTCTTTATGCCTCCAGGTTCAGCCAAGTCTACTTATGCAACTGTTAGATTTCCTGCTTACTTCTTAGGAAGGATGGGAAAGAAAGGTGTTATATGTGCCTCATACAATGACACGCTAGCAACTCAGTTCGGGCGCAAGACTCGAAACCTAATAAGACAAAAAGAGACACAAACTCTATTCCCTGGATTACAACTCAAGGTAGATTCTCAAGCTAAAGGTGAGTGGGAGACAGAAGACGGTGGTTTCTATTTCTCTGTAGGTATAGGTGGGGGTGTAACTGGTCGTCGTGGTGATCTAGGTATTATCGATGATCCTATTAGGGGTCGAAAAGATGCTGATAGTGAACTGATCCGCGAAAATGGGTGGAACTGGTATCTAGAGGACTTTAGAACACGTCTTAAGCCTGAAGCGGCTGTATTGATCATAATGACTCGATGGCATGAGGATGATTTAGCGGGCCGCATACTTCCTGATGATTGGGACGGCCAAAGCGGCAAGGTTATAGCTAAAGATGGCGAGGAATGGGAGGTTGTTTGTTTACCTGCTCAAGCTAAAGAAAACGACATATTAGGACGTAAGCCTGGTGAATGGTTGTGGACTGACTGGTTTACTCCTGATTGGTGGCTGCAGACTAAAGCCACAGTTACACAGCATGGCTTTAGGCCGTGGAATTCCCTGTACATGCAAACCCCAGCAGATGACGAAGGTGCATTCTTCAAGCGTGAGTGGTTTAAGCGTTTTGAGTTAGGCAAAGAGCCTGCTACATCAAACTATCAATCAACTGACTTTGCAACCCGTGATGGTGAAGGTGACTTTACTGAGTTGGGTGTATTTGGCATGTGCTCAAAAGGTGAGTTATGGGCAAAAGATTGGTGGTATGGACAAGAAACAACCGACGTATGGATAGATGCACAGCTAACACAGTATAATAAGTATGATTGTTATGCGGCATTTGGTGAGACGGGGCAGATACGAAGAGCTATTGAGCCATTCCAAGAGATGCGAAGCAAGCAGCGCGCCATATATCCTCGCTTAGAGTGGTTGGTTAGGTCTGGCGATAAAGCTTCTATAGCAAGGGCGTTCCAAGGTATGGCTAGCATGGGTTTAGTCCATATACCTTACACTGAATGGGGTGATAGGCTAATTAACCAGTTATGTAAGTTTCCAACCGGAAAATATGATGACGCGGTTGATGTATGCGCATTAATGGCACTGGCTATACAGTCGGCTCATCCAGCTATAATTGAACATAAGAATGAAGACCAGCCAGTTAGAGACGCTTATAGCTGGTACGACGAAGACGAAGGCGAATCATGGCGAGCATAGATAAGATTAAAAAGCATTTTGAAGACTTTGTGGACGCAACAGAGGACGCTAGATCTGCAGCGGAAAAGCGCAGAGACTACCGAGATCTCAAACAGTGGACAGGCGAAGAGAAGCAGAAGCTTAGCGCTAGAGATCAAGCGGCTATTGTATTTGATCAGTTTAGCAAGAAGGTTGACGCTATTACAGGTCTTGAGGTTCAGCGCAGAACCGACCCCAAAGCTTTGCCAGTTCACCCTAAAGACGAAAAGGCGGCCGAGGTTATTACTGACGGCTTACGGTTTGTTGAGTCAAAATCATTTCTTGATGAGTCTGCTACTGATGTATTCGAGGATAAACTTGTAGAGGGTTACGGTGGCGTAATAACTGAGGTAGAGCGCAAAGGTGAAGAGTTTGTCATTAGCCCTAAGCGCATACCATGGGATCGAATATATTTTGACCCACATTCAAGAGAAAAAGACTTTAGTGATTCATCCTACTTCGGTATTACGTTATGGATGGATCTAGAGGATGCCATAGCTCTCAATGAGGAAAAGCGCGATGAGATAGAAAGCGCATTTCATGAGGCTGAATTCTCTGATGAGACTTTTGAGGATAGGCCTAAGTACTGGATAAACACAGAGCGTAAACGAATTCGAGTGAATCAGGAGTTCTATTTACACAAAGGCGTTTGGCATGAGGTGTTCTACTCGGGTGATATCGAGGTGATTGAGTCCAAGCCCTCACCGTATGAAGACGAAGACGGCGAGCCGATGTGCCCTATTGAGCTTGAATGTGACTTTGTTGACCGTGAGAACGCTCGCTGGGGGTATATGGAGCGTTTGATTGATGTTCAGGATGAGATAAACCACCGCCGGTCTAAAGGGCTTTACATGCTCTCAAGTAAGACGGTTATAGCTGATCGTGGGGCGTTTGGCAGTACCCCAATCGAAAAGGTCTTACAGCAGTTTAGAAAAGGCTTCACATTCATTGAGAAGCTTAAGGGCACAGAGGTTGAGATAGACAACCAGCAAGACCTAGGGCAAAGCCAGCTAGCATTTTATCAAGACGCTCAGAATGCTATGGATTCCGTAGGTATTAACCCAGAGTTATCAGGCTCAACTGATACCGCTATTAGTGGACGTGCATTTATTGCAAGACAGCAGGGCGGCATGGTTGAGCTTGCCCGTATTTTCTCTAATCATTCAGCCTGGAAGCGTAGAGTATACAGACAGATATGGTTAAGAATGCGCCAGTTCTGGACTGAAGAAAAATGGGTAAGGGTTACGGATAATGAAAACGCATTGCGGTTCGTAGGCATTAATGTACCTATTACCATGGTGGAGAAGCAGCTAGAAGAATCTGCAGGTATGGACATTAATAAGATTCGAGAGCGCAATCCTGATGCCGTAGACGCATTCATTAAACAAGAGATACAAGCCAACCCAGCACTAGGACAAGTAGTTGAAAAGCGCAACGATGTTAAGCAGCTTGAGATGGATATTATTTTAGAAGAAGTGCCAGACACAGCAATCATCCAGCAGGAGCAATTTGAGATGCTGGCTAATTTGGCGGGTACTCGTGGCGATCCGCAAATGTTTGAGGCATTGCTTTCCTTGTCTAATATGCCAAACAAAGACGCCGTTTTAGAGAAGTTCAAACCAGATGAGCAGGCGCAACAACAGCAGGCACAGGCTCAGCAGCAGGTTATGGAGATGGAAACAGCAGATAAAATGGCAGATATAGCCAAGAAGCAGGCGGAAGCACAGAAGACAGTAGCAGAGATACCGTTAGTGGAGGCTCAAACAAAAGACGAATTGGCCTCTGCAGTGGAGAGAGTTGGAAAAACAAGCACAATGGGTTTACAATAAGCAATAGGTGAAATATGGCAAAGTTTAGGTATATTGGCGAAAATATGGTTATTTACACCATGGACGGGGAGCGTAAAGAGCTTCCAGTTAACGCTTACTTGGGGAACAAGCTTAAAAAGGGTGACACCATAGAGTTTGATGGGTGGATTGCTGAAAAAGCTAGAAAAAACCCCAGCTATGAAGAAGTAAAAGAAAAGAAGCGCGGGCCAAAACCAAAAAAAGAAGTAGTTCAAGAAGAGTCACAAGCTTAACTTGTGGGCGACGACGGTCTGCGGTCGATTAACGGGACGACGCCATAACGGTCGAAGGTGAAATGTTTAATGAGTGATATTGCTGCTGTATTTGATGATGAGGTTGTAGAGGAAGTAACTGAAGAGGTAAGCCAAGCCGAAGAGGTTAACGAGCCTGCAAAAGAATCTGAAAAGGTCGAAGAGGCACCAGAGGTAGAATCGAAAGACGAGCCGAAGGAGCCAGAGAAAGCGGAGACGACATCCGAAGAAGAAGCGGAAAAAGAAAATTGGACATTTCAAGCGGTGAAAGATGAGCGCCGTAAACGTCAAGAGTTGGAGAAGCAATTAGAAGAGCTAAAGGCAGGCCAAAATAATCCTGAGCCTAAAGAGCTACCAGACATTTTTGAAAATCAAGAGGGTTTTGTTAATGACCTTCGAGAACAAATGCGGGTAGAAACTAGACAGCAGATTATTCAAAACCAACGGGATATGATGATCGAATTCAAGAGCGACTACGAAGAAAAAGAAGCCGCTTTTATTGAGTTCGGGAAAAATAACCCAACGCTTTTAGCAGAAGCTAATACGGCTGCTAATCCTGCTAAATTCGCTTATGAGCAAGGCACTAAAATCCTTGAGTATAAGCAGATGCAAGACGTTGACGGGATGAAAGCAAAGCTTAGGGCAG